CGCGAGATCGATCTCCAGACAGGTCCACCGTCCATGTCTCAGAATGAAGCGTTGGAGATACTGGAGCAGGTTGCCTCTGACGTCGAGGCGAAGATCGACGCACTGAAAGATGAAATGAAATGAAAAAGAAGAAGCTCAAGCGTCAGGCAGAGGCGTTGTCGCGTACTATGGGTATCAGTATTGAAGCCGCCCGTGAGTTAGTACTCTCGATCAGGAATCCGACACCGGACGGATTCGTGGAGTGGAGCCTGCCGCTCACTGAAGAGATCATTGCGGCACTGGACCGGAGCAAGAATCCAGACGAGCCTATAAGCTCAGCAAGAAGCACGGCACCGAGACGTGGCTGAGCGCAAGAGTGGCGATGAGCCGTAAGGAGATCAAACGGCGCTGGCGTGATCGGCATCCCGAGAACGGTCGCGAATATAGTCGGCGCTGGCGTGCCGAGCATCCTGATTACTGGAAGGCGTGGGCCAAGGCGTATCGCCAAGCCAATCCCGGCATCATGGCCGAGAAGGCGCGCCGCTACCGTGCCACTCACCGTGAAGCGATCAAGGTGGCACGAGTGTTGGAGGTCAGTATAATGGAAGCCCGCGAGATGCTGAAGGCACTGGGGGAGCGCAATGGACCACGAGATACCGTTCACCAGCGAGGAGTGGTGGAAGCTCAAGCTGAAGACGCGCGAGCGCTGGTGGAAGGAGACCGACTACAGCAAGCGCCCACAGGACGCCAGTGAGGAACTCCTGACCGAGATCAGGGAGCAGCTGTGCGCGACTACCTCGTTACACTGACCAACTTTAGACGTGGTCGGCGTGTGCAGAACGGCACCGCCGACTGGCACCGCCTCAAGCGTATCCTTGAAGCGGTGCGCAAGCGTCACGGTTGGAAAACGACGCTGTCCGAGACTGGACACTTCCCACTGGTCGTGCGCACGCATCGTGGTGGTCCGGTCGTCTTGAAGATCGAAGACGGCAAACTGATCGAGCAGGCTAAGCAGCTGGCCGAAGTGTTCGGGCCGTAACTTAAACCCGGTCAAGTTGCGTGTGTCGTGGATAGCTGGTAGCCACGCCACATGAACCAAGTCAACATCAACCCGATGATCAACCAATTGCGGGGGATCATCATCGAGCAGCGTGAAGGCACGCTCAACGCACCGCGCACCCTCGACCGTGAAGACTGGCCACCCGATTACGGCGCGGTGCATGCATGGCGACAGAACCAGCTGACCCGCTTTGCCAGTGATCGCAAGGTCGTCGCCGCCGCCAAGCGCTTCTACGCCAACAAGCCGGTCGCGTTCATCAATCACTGGCTCGACACCTACGATCCGCGCAATGCCGCTGTCGGCGATCCGGTGTGGTTGCCGATGGTCCTGTTCAGGCGTCAGCAGAACCTGATCGAGTTCGTCAACGCATGCGTGGCCGGCGAGACGTCCGGCCTCGTCGAGAAATCCCGTGACATGGGGGCGACGTGGGTCTGTGTCGGCATGAGCGTGCATTGGTTCCTGTTCGGTGGCGCGGTCGCCATCGGCTGGGGGAGCCAGACGCAGGACAAGGTCGACCGGCTCGGCGATCCGTCCGGCGTGTTCGAGAAGATCAGGATGGCGCTCCACCACCTACCCGACTACTTCAAGCCCGCCGGCCTCGACGCCAGCCTCAACTACATGCGCTGCGTCAACCCGAAGACTGGGGCAACGATTGTCGGCGAGGTCGGCGACAACATCGGTCGTGGCGGCCGCACAATGGTGACCTTCGTCGACGAGGCGGCCTACCTGCTCAGGCCAGAGAAGGTCGAGGGCGCACTCTTAGAAACCACCCGTACACGTATTGACATCTCCAGTGTGTCCGGTCCCGGCACGGTGTTTCACCGCAAGCGTGAATCCGGTGTCGACTGGGAACCCGGACAGAGTACGGTCAAGGCCCGCACTAACGTGTTCGTGATGGACTGGCGCGATCACCCGACCAAGGATCAAGACTGGTACGACACGCGCAAGGAAGACCTCAAGCAGAAGGGTCTTGGTCACGTCTTCGCGCAGGAGATCGACCGTAACTATCTCGCGGCCGCCGAAGGCATCATCATCAACGCCGAGTGGGTCGAGGCGGCCATCGACGCAGACAAGAAGCTCGGCCTCGACATCGAGACACTCGGTGGCCAGACGATTGCGGCTCTCGACGTCGCCGACGGCGGCGCAGACAGTAATGCACTGGCCATCCGCAAGGGACCGGTGCTCAAGTACCTCGACGAGTGGGGCGAGCGGGATACCACGATCACCGCCCGTCGCGCAGTGACTACGTGTGAACCGTTCGCGCCGCTCGATCTCGAATACGATGCGGTCGGTGTCGGTTCCGGCGTCAAGGGCGAGACCAATCGCCTCGTCGAGGACAAGGTGATGCCGAAGGGCATCCGTATGCAGCCGTGGCTGGCCAGTGCCAAGGTCAACTTCCCCGCCGACTTCGTTCATCAGGGAGATCGGCAATCACCCCGCAATCGCGACTTCTTCCAGAACCTGAAAGCGCAGGCGTGGTGGATGCTGGCGCGCCGTTTCGAATTAACGTGGCAGGCAGTCAATAATATACTGACCGGCGAACTCGATCCCGACGAACTGATTATCTTGCCGAGCAAGCTGCCACTTATCCGCAAGCTGCAAAAAGAACTGAGCCAAGCCACTGCCAGCCGCAAGAGCACGACGCTCAAGCTGATCGTCGACAAGAACCCGGAAGGGACCAAGTCGCCGAACTTGGCAGACTCGGTAGTCATGTCGTACTGGCCAGTCATGTTGCCTGAGCGTCATCTCGCCATTGGTGGTTTCAGTGTGTTGCGTCAGAACGGACCCTAACGCGCAGGCACAGTCAGATGACCCAGATCAGGTCGTGGCTCAAGGACAATGCAACACTGGCGACGTTCTTGGTGGCGCAAGCCGTCGCTGTTGCCGTCGGTATCGTCAGCATTATCATTTACGCAGTGAAGCTCGAAACCCGCGTGCACATCATGGAGACGCGCGGCTCGGCCTACACGGTCGAGAGCATCGGCAAGATGGAGGATAATCTGGGCAAGCTAGAGGTGCGGGTAACGACATTAGAGGGACACGTCGAGGCCAACACTGATTCGGTCAAGCGGATCATCGACATCATGACCCGTGAGTTGAACAAACAACATCAAGGAGAGAAACAGTGACAGCCGAAACCGAGAAGCGGATGCCGGGTGACACCGAGCCGTCTGTAAAGGCAGCGACGATCACCACACTGACCCCGAAAGATTTTCAACGCCGGCTGGTCGAGCACGGCTTCGACTTGCCCAAGTATGGGGCCGACGGCGACTGGGGCGACGAGACCGCGAGCGCGTGCGATAACTGGTTCGCCGAGGGCACCGACCTACTTACTGATCCGTCGGTCCCGATCACACCACCAGACACCGATGTCGGTGAGGGTCTCGTCCCGGCCGATTGGATGCCCGACTGCGACATGGATAAGCTCATCATTCACTGGACCGCCGGCAGCTACACGGTGAGCGCCACCGACCGTGAGCACTACCACATCATCGTCGGTGGCGACGGCCACCTCGCCAAGGGCGACAAGTCGATCAAGGCGAACGTCTCGACCAGCGACAATGACGGTTACGCCGCGCACACCAAGAATTGCAACAGCAAGTCAATCGGCATCAGTGCAGCGTGCATGGCCGGCGCTTGGGAAAGCCCGTTCAATGCGGGAGCCTATCCGCTCAAGCAAATCCAGTGGGACACACTGGCCGAGGTCGCCGCCGAACTGTGCAACAAGTACAATATCGCGGTGACCCCGACGACCGTGCTTCAGCATGGCGAGGTCGAGGACAACCTCAACATCGCGCAGGACGGCAAGTGGGATATCTGCAAGCTGCCGTGGGCACCGTCGCTGAATCACAAACAGGTCGGCGATCAGTTCCGCGACATGGTCAAAGCACGCATGTGATGCAGGTCTCCGACCAACTACGCAAAAGCACCTACGGCTACACCCATTGGTGCCCGGGCTGTAGGTGCTGTCATCACATCGCCGTCGACGAACCCAACGCGAGCGGCGCGATGTGGTACTTCGACCGCAACTTAAACAAGCCGACCTTCTCGCCGAGCGTTTACTTCCGCTATCTTGACCAGAAGGGCATGCCAATCGGCATCTGTCACTACCACTTGGTCGCCGGCCAGCTGAGCTTTCAGGACGATTGCACACATGGTTACGTCGGCCGGATCGTCGATTTGCCCGCATTGCCGCCCGGACTACGCGACAAGGAATAGCCGAAATGGTTGAACGTCTCAGACTGGACGCGGTGGACAAAGCCGCCAAGGGCAACAACGGGCGTGCCTTGATGCAGGCGGGCCTCGTCGCGCCGCCGCCCCGCCTCAAGGCAATGACCCCGATGGGGGTGTCCGGCGTCAGTGTGTTGAGCGGCTACGTCCGCACCACCGAGAAGAACGCCGACTGGGTCGGAAGCCGCAAATGGCAGACGATTGCCGACATGAGCGTCAACGTCAGTATCGTTGCCGCCAGTGTCGGCTTCTTCTTGAACATGGTGGCGCATCCAGCGTGGACGGTGAAGCCGGCCGAGGACGTCAAAGAGGGCAAGTCGAGCAAGGAAGCCGAGAAGCTCGCCGAGTTCGTCCACGAAGTCATCAACGACATGACCACGCCGTGGCAGCGCGTGGTCCGCCGTAGTGCGATGTACCGCTTCAACGGTTTCGGCATTCAGGAGTGGATTGCCAAGAAGCGCGACGACGGCAAGATCGGCATCAAGGACATCGAGCCGCGTCCGCCGTTCACGATTGAGCGCTGGGCAGTCGACGACGACGGCACGATTCTCGGTGTGTGGCAGCGCAGCCCACAGACGTTTGAGCTTCTCGGCTTGCCACGCGGCAAGCTGATATACTTGGTCGACGACACTTATACTGATCAGCCCGACGGTATCGGTGTCTACCGTATGCTGGCCGAGCCGTTCAATCGGCTCAAGCAGTATCTCGAACTGGAAGCCCGCGCCTACGAGCGCGACATGCGTGGCATCCCGATTGGTCGCGCCCCGATCACTGCAATCAGGCAGATGGTCAAGGAAGGCCGCCTGACCGACAAGGAGGGCGAGGGCCTGTTGCAGGGCATCCGCGATTTCATCACCACGCAGGTGCGCGACAAGAACACGTCGCTGCTGATGGATTCACTGCCCTACGAGAACCAGACCGCCGACGGCCTGACGGTTGCCGGCACCCAGCAGTGGGACGTCAGCCTGTTGTCGGGCGGCGTCAGTGGCTTCGCCGACATGGCCAAGGCCATCGACCGGCTACAGCGCGAGATCGCGCGGATCATCGGTACTGAGCATTTGATGATGGGCGATCAGGGCGGCAACCGTGCCCTCTCCGAGGACAAGAGCCGCAACCTCTACCTCATCGCCAATGCCGTGCTCGCCAACATCGCCGACGCGATGAACCACGACGTCATCGATCCGGTCTGGTCGTTGAACGGCTTCGATCCCAAGCTCAAGCCGAAGTTCAGCACCGAGGACGTCGCCTTCAAGAACGCGCAGGAGATCGCCACAGCGCTGCAAGCGATGGCGGCGGCCGGCGCTGTGCTCCAGCCCAACGACCCGGCCATCGACGACGTCCGCGATTTGCTCGGCATCGCCAAAGCACCCGAGATGACGCCGGCACAGATCGGCATGATGCAGGGAGCCGCCGCTGGCGCGCCCGGAGCGCCCGGCGCTGCCGGTGGACCGTTCGGGGCCAAGAAACCACCCCAGCCCGCTCCTACCCCGGCGGCCGGGGCCAACGGCAAGGCACCGGGCAGGGGTAGTCCGCCCCAACTCGACGATGCCAAGCAGCAACAGGTCGCAGATACAACCGACAGTCAGTCGAAGCGGCCCGGTCAGAAGCCGGTGCCGACCAAGAAGCGCTGGGACGAGTACGACGAGTTCAGGAAGTACAATCACGTCCACGGCGAGCATGGCTACTTCGCATCGGGCGACGCAGGCGATGCGGCGGGCTGGGGCGGCAGCGGCCCGGGCGGCTCACTGAGCATCGATGACTACGCCAACCAAGCGATGGGCAATCTCGGTCGTACCAGCCGCACGGCACAGGGTGTGCTCGACACCTCGTCGAGCGCCGGCAAGGAGGACAAGTTGGTCGCCGGCCTGACCGGCGAGCACGCCGCGATGCAGGCCAAGCAGAACTTCGAAGGGGCGATCCGCGATCTCTACTACGAGCGCAACGACGTCCCCGACCGCTGGCGCGACATGGAGGTGCGTGTCGACAAGCTCGCCGAGGACATCAATCAGGGCATCGTGCGTCCGGGCGAGGTCAACCGCACACTCGAAACCAAGTTCCCCAACCAGACCAGTGCACTCGATCTGCCGATTGCCAAGAAGCAGTTCGCGCAGGAATTGACCGACCGGCTACGTGATCCGCACGCCGATCCGGTCGAGACCGCCGCGTGGATCGAGTGGCGCGCCAACATCATGGACCATTTCTGGTCGGACGGTGTCGGCAAGACCTCGAAGGCGCTGGCGGCATTGCCGCTGATGCGCGCCGGCATCGCACTGCCCAACTACCCCGACAACAAAGTATTTTATGGCTACGCGCCCAAGACCAAGGTCGACCCGCGCAACGGCGGCAGTGCCTATCTCGGCAGCGAGTGGAAGAAGTTCAACGATTACTATCACACACTGATCCCGGTCAGGAAGTACAATCCGAACCACGTTCCGGCTGGCTCACCGGAAGGCGGACAGTTCGCGCCGAAGGACGGGCAACTCGAACTGCCGTTCGAATCGCGGGCGCTGGTGCCGGCGGAATCGCATGCACTGGTGCCGATGGAGTCCGGGCCGAACGCAAACAGTCTGGCGACCCAGCTGCCGGCGGCCGCCAACGACAATCTGCCGGTTTCACGCAAAGACCCGGAAGCTTCGCTTAAGACGAGGCAGTGGCTGGCCTTGAACGCGCGCCGGAAGCTGGCCGACGGTTTGTCCAGCGTCAAGGAGGTCGGGGCGGAACTGGGTGCAAGTACGGCGCGCGAGTTCGCGGTTATCGCGGCGGTCGACATGGTCATGCATGCTGTCGTCCCGGTCCTGCCCGAGCCGTTCGGTGCACTGCCGGCGGCGGCGTTGACCGCGACCGTCGGCAAGATCGCTACCAAGCTCGGCGTTACCGAGGAGAACATCCGTCACGGTCTGAGGGCCGGGATCAACAAGCTCATCGAGTTCCGCAAGTCGCAGCTGACACTCGGTCGTTTGCGGGCGGTCCCGGCAGGCGCGGTCGTCGATCTGGACAGA